TGCTCAAGGGTACAAGTGCCGTATTTGTGAGCGCCCTGCCAGTAAGGAGCGGTATGAAAAACTTGCCATTGATCACTGCCATAAGACTGGGCAGGTGCGTGGGCTATTGTGCATGTACTGTAATACGTCGCTTGGAAAGTTTCGTGACAGCCCTAGGGTTCTACTCCGTGCTGCGCAGTACCTTCTTGGTAAGCTGTAAAGTTACCCTAAAATTTTTATATAAAAAATAGCACATGTAAAGTTACCCCCCTTGACACACCCGTAACCCCCCGATATATTGCACTCATGGATAACCTCCCGCTCAATCACACCAAGTGGAACGACCGACTGGCATTTGATGTTGCGCTAACCCTTGAGGGCAGTGGCGAGACGCTCCAAGAAATCATGGGGCGACACAACATCACGGCCAGCAACATTCTGTCGTTCAACACCGACCCCATCTTCTTGAAGAAGGTGGAGCACTACCGCTCCGAGGTGCGCGACAAGGGGCTGACGTTCAAGCTCAAGGCCCGCGCCCAAGCCGAAGAATTGCTCACCACCTCGTGGCTCCTCATCCATGACCCAGCCGTCTCCCCCGCAGTCAAGGCCGACCTCATCAAGAGCACGGTCAAGTGGGCAGGGCTGGAGCCAAAGACCGAGGTGACATCAGAGGGCGGAGGTGGTGTGAAGATCACCATCAACCTTGGGCCAGACCCCCGCGATGCGCGTATTATTGAAGCAACCACAACCGAGATTGAAGATGCAACTGCCATTGAACATTGAAGCCCTATTCACCCAAAACTTCAACGGCTTTCGCTCTGTGAAAGTTCGCACCGCGACCGAAGCGGTGGCAGTGGAGAACGCACTGGGGCGGGCCGACATGTCGTTTCAGACCAAGATCACACGCAGCAAGAAGCATGGCCGTGAGTTCGTTATCCAACTGGTTGGCCTAGAGGCATCGCGTGTCGCTTGACATCAACTTTACCCCACCGCCTACGGGCAAGAAGTTCATGTCTTCGGACGCCAAAATGCGCGTGTTGATGGGGCCAGTGGGGAGTGGCAAGAGTGTGACGTGCTCGTTTGAGGTGGTGCGTAGAGCGTCGATGCAGGCCCCCAACGCCAATGGCATCCGCAAAAGTCGTGCGGCCATCGTTCGGGAAACTGTGCGCCAGTTGCAGGACACAACCATCAAGACGTTCCTCGACTGGTTCCCACCGGGGCAGTGTGGGCAGTACATGCGCACCACCAAGACGTACTTCTTCAAGGTGGGGGATGTGGAGTGCGAGATCATGTTCCGGGCGCTGGATGATGCCGACGACGTGGCGAACTTGAACTCCTTGGAGTTGACCTTCGCGTGGTTCAACGAGTGTAGGGACATCCACCCCGACATCGTGGACGCCATGTCCAAACGGATCGGGCGCTTTCCCTCGGCTAAGGACGGTGGGCCGACGTGGCACGGCATGTGGGCGGACACCAACCCGCCAACGATGGATGGGTGGTGGTACTACCAGATGGAGGGGCTTGACCCAAAAGATGGCGTGTCACCCAACGACAACGGCTGGGATGTGTTCAAGCAGCCCAGCGGGCGCAGTCCCTACGCCGAGAACATTGACAACCTGCCCGACGGGTACTACGACACCCAAGGCCGCAGCGAGGAGTACATCCGGGTTTACATTGACGGGGACTACGGGCTGTCAAGTGCGGGTATGCCGGTGTACAAATACTTCCGGCCTGACTACCACATGGGCAAAGAACGCCTGCGGCCCATCGTCAACGGGGTGCGGCCCATCGTGATCGGCATGGACTTGGGGTTAACCCCCGCAGCCGTGATCGGGCAGCAAGACCCCCGTGGGCGGGCGCTGATACTTGATGAGTGTGTCTCGTTCGATATGGGTGTGCAGAGGTTTGTGAGAACCATGCTCAAGCCGTTGCTGTACGAACGCTTCCCCGGCGCTCCGGTTCTCATCGTCGTTGATCCGGCAGGCACGCAGCGGGCGCAGACCGACGAACGCTCGGCGGTGGACATCATCAAAGCAGAGGGGATGAAAGTTATCCCAGCCAGAACCAACGCCGTGGCCGCACGGATCAACGCAGTGGACGAGTACCTCATGCGACAGGTGGACGGCGACCCGGCGTTCCTTGTCGATCCACGTTGCACACAACTCAAAGCGGCCATGATGGGTGGGTATCGCTTTAAGCCCAAGGGCGATGGCGACATCGACAAGAACAAACACTCCCACGTGGCCGAGGCGCTCCAGTACCTCATGCTCCACATCGCACACGCCAGTGAGGGCAACGTGCTCCAGCAGCGCAGAGAAATTAAACGCTCGTCAGCAGTGGGCTGGACGTGATATGCTCCGGTCACTGCTCCGCAGTTGTCTCCTCCCCGACCACAAGTTGGGGTTGACCCCCTGTGAGTGCAAACTTCGGGGGGTTTCTTTTTATTTTGTAATGTGTATACTTGTTGATGTAACCTCGATATGGGGTAAGGAGTGACCATGCAGTGCAGCCAAGCCAAACCGTTCACGATAACTTCAACCAACGCGAAGATGGGTTCTCCTTCCATTCAGTCGTATGAGAAGGGGGGCATGGTGACGAAGCCCGATCCACTCGATGCTGGCGTTTACACTGCTGATAAGGGTGCTCCGCCAATGGATATTGACCAGATGTCGGCACTAACCCCTGCGCAGCGCAAGGCCGCTGAAGCCCGGATGAAGCAACCTAAGAAAAAATAAATGGCCGGTCTTACATTTCTGCGCGTAGTATCAAACTCTGATCTTGATCGTCAAGAGAAAGAAGCGACGGATCGCGCTTTGCAAGACCGTCAGAACCAGCCCGTTATTCTCGGGCTGGCCTCATATTTGCGCGGCTGCTGGGATCGCGCCCAGATGGCAAGAAAGCCCATCGATACAATCATGCTACGTGCGTTGCGTCAGCGCAACGGACAATACGAGGCAGACAAGTTGCAACAGGTTCGGGGTCAGGGCGGCTCTGAGTTGTATATGATGATCACTGAGGTCAAGTGCCGTGCAGCCGAGTCATGGTTGCGGGACATCTTGCTCGACAACGGTTCACCCCCTTGGGATTTGCAGTCTACGCCCATTCCTAACCTCAGTCCCATGCAGACCCAAGAGGTGCAGACTGCCCTTGCAGAACGTGTGCTCAAAATGGTTGAAGAATTTGGCAAAGCGCCGACCCGTGAGGAGATGTCTGAGATGCGCGAGATGGTCAGCCAAGACTATCGCTTCTCCATCTTACAACAAGCACAGATGCGTGCCGACAGGATGAAGGTCAAGATTCAAGACCAGTTTGCTGAGGGAGGCTGGGAGACGGCGTTCAACGATTTTATTACTGACCTCGTGACCTTTCCCGCAGCCTTCATTAAAGGCCCTGTTGTGCGCCGCCAGCGCGTGCTGGGTTGGAAGGTTAACGCGATGGGCAAGACAGTTGTCGAACCCACTGAGCGCCTTGGCCCCGAGTGCGAGCGGGTCGATCCGTTCTACATCTACCCTGAGCCGGGGGTCAGCACGATCAACGAAGGCTACCTGTTTGAGTATCACCCCCTTAGCCGGATGCAGATGTCCGACTTGATTGGCGTTCCGGGCTACGATGAAGACGCTATCCGCAAGGTGTTGGAAATTGGCAATGGTCTGTCGTGGATCAACGAAGACGTGGAACTTCAGAAGGACGAGGAGGAGCGCAAGTTTTATGCGTACATGAAGCCTACTACCGAGTTCGATGCGCTGGAGTTCTGGGGCAAGATCAGCGGCAAGATGCTGCGCGAGTGGGGTCTGTCCAACGAAGACGTGCCCGACGAGGCTCGTGAGTACGACGCAAACGTGTGGTTGGTGGGCAACTACGTCATTAAGGCAGTGCTCAACTACGACCCGTTGGGGGAGAAGCCCTACGCCAAGACCTCGTTCATCAAATGCCCCGGCGCGTTCTGGGGTAAGGGTATACCCGAAATCATTGAAGACTTGCAGGGCGTGTGTAACGCCGCCGCCCGAGCGCTAGTCAACAACATGGGCATCTCCTCCGGGCCGCAGGTCGAAGTCAACGTAGAGCGTCTGCCGCCCAACGAAGACATCACCCAGTTGACCCCTTGGAAAATCTGGCAGACGATCAACGACCCTGTGGGTTCCAGCGCACCGGCCATCCGGTTTACGCAGCCGGACTCGCGGGCGTCAGAACTCATGGCTGTTTACGAAAAGTTTAGCCGCTTGGCAGACGATCATTCGGGTATACCCGCATACGTCTACGGTGACTTGAACGTGCAAGGAGCTGGTCGCACGTCGTCTGGCCTGTCCATGCTTATGGGCGCGGCGGGGAAGGGTATTCGCCAAGTCGTGATGCACATTGACAGCGATGTTGTCAAACCCATTGTCCTGCGTCAGTTCGTGTACAACATGCGCTACGACGAGGACGAGTCGATCAAAGGCGACGTGACAGTGCTTGCCAAGGGCGCAATCAATCTTGCGGTCAAGGAGACTGTTAACATTCGCCGCATTGAGTTTCTCAACGCAACCGCCAACCCCGTTGATCTTGAGATCATCGGCAAGGAGGGACGCGCCACCATCCTGCGGGAAGTGGCGAAAGGGTTGCAAATGTCCGCAGACGACGTTGTTCCGTCTCGGGAGAAGGAAGGGTATACGGGGCGTATTGCCACACGCGCTGCGATGGCCGCTGCACAACAGCAGGCACAGCAGCCACAAGGTGGCGCACCTCGACAACCTGACGGTTCTCCCAAAGGCGGGATGGAAGCGAACACGGTACAGAGTCGCGTGAGTGGGATGGCAGCATGATCAAGCCTGAACCGCACATCATCAAAGGACTAGCGCAAGCTGTCCGGCAACACCCAGAACTTCTGGTGTGGATGGAGGGCGTGTTCGCGCATGAGATGAAGCGTCTCCCTTTTGCGATTGATAATCCGGCAGTGTTTCAGGGGCGCTGCCAGATGATGAACGAACTCATTGAGTTCGCCAAAGAATCCCCTGCTATTGCGGCAAAGTTATGATGCAACTCGCCGTCTTTAATCACGCACACCGATAGGAGCGTTCAACATGGCTATTCCAGAGCAAATTCGCAAACAGACCGAGGCAGTTCAGCAGTTGTACCAACAACTCAACCCGGACGAAAACACAGGCACGAAGGCTACGCCTCCTGCCGATGGCACCGTCACGGCCCCTGAGAACACTAGCGCAACGCGACCCGCCGACGCAAATTCTGTGCCGAACTATGCTGCTCCGGCACCTGAAGCTGAGCCGAAAACAGGTGCCGACAATGTGCCGGAAGAAACTGTTGTCCAGAAGTACAAAACACTTCAGGGCATGTACAACGCCGAAGTTCCACGTCTGCACCAGCAGAACCGGGAAATGCAGCAGCGTGTCCAGCAAATGGAACAGTTGCTTGCTTCGATCTCTGCCATACCAGCCTCCGCTGCTGCACCTGCAACAGCAGAACGTCTTGTCACCGACAAAGATGTTGAGGAGTATGGCGAGTCTTTGGACATGATGCGTAGGGTTAGCCGCGAAGAACTCGGGACTGTAGCTCAACGTATTGCGTCGCTCGAAGCAACACTGCGCCAAATGCAGGTACAAGTTGTGCCCCAGATGCAAGCTGTGGCGCACCGCCAGCAAATGACTGCCGAACAGCAGTTCTGGTCTGACTTGTCTGCTGCTGTCCCGAACTTTCGCCAGATCAACGATAACGCTGAGTTCCAGTCATGGCTGCTCGCTGCTGACCCGTTGACAGGCATTGTGAGGCAGACGTATCTCGACGATGCACAGCGTGCGCTTGAACCCCAGCGTGTCGCTAATTTTTTCCGCACTTGGCTAGAGTTTTCTGGGCAAGCCGCCGTTGCTCAATCCACTGGGAACTCTCCTACTTCTGAGTTGGAAAGACAGGTTTCCCCCGGTCGCTCACGCAGCACCGGAACTCCTGCAACTGCCAACCAAGGCAAGATGTATTCGCCCAACGACATCCAGAAATTTTTCGACGATGTCCGCATGGGCAAATTCAAAGGCCGAGAGCAGGATCGTTCCCGAATCGAACGCGATATTTTCGCTGCACAGCGAGAAAACCGCATACAAGCAAATGTCTGATTAGAGGAGTTACATCATGTCTTATCCCGTTTCCCCCGGTCGTCCCAATTACAGTGGCAACTTTATCCCTGAAATTTGGTCTGGCAAACTCATCGAGAACTTCTACGACGCCACCGTGCTCGCAGCTATCTCGAACACCGCCTACGAAGGCGAGATTCGCCAGTTCGGCGACACTGTGAACATCCGCACCACGCCGGAAATCACCATCCGCGACTACGTGAAGGGCCAAACCCTGACCGTGGAAAATCCTGACAAGCCTAAGCTGCAACTCGTGATCGACAAGGGTGAGTACTTTGCCTGCGTTGAGGACGATGTGGACAAGGTTCAGTCGGACATCAACCTGATGGACACTTGGTCGAAGGACGCTTCTGAGCGTATGAAGATCAAGATCGACCAGCGCGTGCTGACCGACATCCTGCCCGGTATCAGTGCCTTTAACAAGGGTCTGACCGCTGGTGAGCAGTCTGCCTCGTTCAACCTCGGCACCACTGGTGCGCCTCTGATCGTGACCAAGGACGGCGCTTCTAGCACCACCTCTGTCGTCGATCTGTTGGTGGACTTGGGCACCGTGTTGGACGAAGCTAACAGCCCCGAGCAAGACCGCTTCGTGGTCATCCCTGCCAAGATGGCTGGCTTGATCAAGAAGTCTGAACTGAAAGACGCTTCGCTAACTGGCGACAGCATGTCCATCGTTCGCAACGGTCGTCTGGGTATGGTTGATCGCTTCACCATCTACGTCAGCCACAACCTTGCTGTGTCCTCGGGCAAGTACAACATCATCGCCGGAAACAAGATGGGCTTCACCTTCGCATCGCAGATGACGAATATGGAAACCATCCGCTCCGAGTCCACCTTCGGCAACATCATCCGTGGTCTGCAAGTCTACGGCTACAAGGTTGTCAAGGGTGAAGCTCTGGCTACGGCTGTCATCAGCTTCTGATTGATGGGGGCTTCGGCCCCCGTCTTCGTCTAAACATTGAAAGGAAATTAAAATGGCTACCTATACCGATACTTTGGGGTTCAACAAGGGCACTGCTGCCTTCCCCTCTGACGTCACTTCTATCTCAAGGTTTGAGGTAAAAATTGACCTTGCTACAGTTATTGCTGCTCGTCTGGCTGCTGGTGCTACTGCACTGGCTGCTGGCGACGTTCTGGAAGCAATTCGGCTTCCAGCGGGTTCTGTTGTCCTGTCCGCAGGATGCCAAGTGCTCGAAGCCGAGACAACCAACACGACCGGTACATACAGTGTTGGTTACGGCGGTGCGACTGCTGCATACACCAGCGTATTGGCTAACAATGCTTTGGCATACGGCATTACGAACTTAGCCAACCCCACCGTGTTTGCTACAGCAGATACCATTGACGTTCTGTTCAATACCGCAGTGGGTACGAATGGTGTGATCAATGTGTTTGCTATCGTAGCAAACGTATCGAGCACCGCAGCGGCGTAACCAATTGATGGGGGCTTCGGCCCCTGTCTCTAAAAGGAGAACATCATGGGTCTTTATACAGGTATTGCACAAGACAATGTAACGATCAACAGCGGCAAAGCAGTTTTGCAAACGCTGACTGTGACGGGTACATTGACCGCCTCCGGGACTTTGACCGGAAACGTAGACGCGACGGCTGGGTACATCCAGCTTCGCACAGCAACGTCGGTGCAAATCGCCGACATTGCCAACGCAGTCAACACGGCTGGTAAGGCTGCTGGGACTATCGTGTTTGACACAACTCTCAGCACGCTCAAGATCGCAACGGGTGCCAACGCTAACTCAACTTGGGTTAACGCAGATGGCACTACGGCTGTCACGCCAGCGTGATGTAAACTAGCAGGGGGGCTTCGTGCCCCCTGTTTATAGGAGAGATGAATGCCAACTAACCTAACCGGTGCAACAATTGCCTCCACGTACGATCAACTGCTGCACGTTGACGACGGCCCGACCGCGACCGAGAAGACGGTATACAGCGGCACTGGAGTAGCGACTGCGCTGAAGGTCGGTACTAACTCTGCGTCTGTAGATAACCTAAAACTAGACGGCAACACAGTTTCCTCTACCAATACCGATGGTGATATCCTGCTAACTCCTAACGGTACAGGAGCAGTGGTTGTAGCTAACGCTAGTATTACATCTGGATCTATAACTGGTATTACTGACATCACTATCGAAGATGGTGGTACAGGCGCATCTAGTGCATCTGGCGCACGAGAAAATCTAGGGCTGGGATCTATAGCTACGCAAGACGCTGACGATGTAGCTATAACTGGTGGCACTATGTCAGGGGTTACTATAACGGATATCCCATACAGCTCGTTAACAGGCCGCGCATACGCCTCGTTTTATGATGCCGGTACTTCTGACCAGACTGGTAGTACAACTGCAGCAACAGCAGTTAAGTGGGCTACAGCAGCTGTCGTAGGAGCTGGGGTTACAGTAGTTAGTAATAGCCGCATTACATTTGCCGCAGCTGGTACATATCGTATTAATGCTAGCCTACAATTTAATAACTCATCAGGGGCTGATCATAGCGTTGTTCTTTGGTTTTCAAAGAACGGCACAAACATCGCCAACTCAGGGGCGGAAACTAATATTCCTAAATCAGGGGACGGCGGCACAATGCTTAATGCCTATGAAATTTTTGAGGCTGTAACCGCAGGACAGTACATTGAGATGTATTGGTATCCTGATAATACTGCAGTAACACTGCATTACCGTGCCGCTGTTACTGATAACCCCGGTGTGACCCCAGCAATTCCAGCTATTCCTCCTGCTATCGTTGTTGTACAAAGGATCGCATAATGGCTAAGACTCCAGCATGGACACGTAAAGAAGGGAAAGACCCAAAGGGCGGTTTGAACGCCAAGGGCCGCGCCTCCTACAACAAAGCCAATCCGGGTAAACCCGGACTCAAACCGCCAGCGCCGAACCCCAAGACGAAGGAAGACGAGGGGCGACGCGCCTCATTTTGTGCCCGAATGTCTGGGATGCCGGGGCCAATGAAAGACGAGAAGGGTAAGCCCACTCGTAAAGCGCTATCACTAAAAGCATGGAAGTGTTGATATGGCAACCAAGCCCAAACCCAAGTCCACCGTCAACGCCGCTGGCAACTACACCAAGCCCACAATGCGCAAGGCGCTGTTTGAGTCTATCAAAGCGCGGGCTGTGCAGGGTACGGGCGCGGGCGAGTGGAGCGCTAGAAAAGCACAGCTACTGGCAAAAAATTACAAAGCAAAAGGCGGGGGCTACAAATGAGTAAGAACCAAACACACTACACCCCAGACGGCAAGGTGTACAAAGGCGTCACCCACAAAGTGGGCGGCATGGTGATGACTGGTGCCAAGCACACACCGGCCAGCAAGGTGCTGGCACATACGCCACCAAAGAAAAAGAAATGAAAACCCCCCAGAAATCCCTGAAAGACTGGGGCAATCAAAATTGGAAAACCAAAAGTGGTAAAAAATCTTCTGACACTGGTGAGCGATACCTCCCAGAAGCTGCGATCAAAAGCCTTAGCCCTGCTGAGTACGCTGCGACAACACGCGCAAAACGCGCTGGTAAAGCTGCGGGGAAGCAGTTCGTAGCCCAACCAAAGAGCGTTGCCCAAAAAACTGCAAAGTACCGATAACCAACCACGAAAGAACCCACATGAGCAAGATGTATATACGTGTTAAGAGCGACGGATTCATTTACGATTTCAATCCTATTCTGGCAAAGAATCCAGAGTGCGAGGTTGTTTCTGAAGAAGTCGCATACCCAGAGCGGTTTATTCCGGTCAGCGCTGCGATGCGTGTCGAAGGAATAAAGGCAAGTGGCCGTAAGAAAAAAGGTGCGCTTAATTTAGCAACAGATGACATTCCTGAAGCCCCAGCGTATACTTCTCCTGAGTTAGCCGAAGAAGCCTCACGAGGACTGCCTGCATGACACCCAACGAAGTCATCACTGAAGTGCGCCGTCTGATCCAAGACACGCAGACACCGTTCCGCTACAGCGATGCGGTGATGCTTGGCTTTGTTAATCAAATACTCAAGCGTATGGTGATGCTTCGCCCTGATTTGTTTGCCGTCATCGCGGACTTCACGACCACCACAGGCACTGTGTTGCAAAGCTGCCCCGCCGACTCGGCACGGTTGATCGAAATCTTCCAAGTCAAGAACGGCGATGCCGTTACCGAGGTCAACCGGCAGACACTGGATCGCACGTATCCCGGCTGGTTTAATGAGCTTCCGGGCCGACCTGTGAACTTCATGCGCCATGTGCGCAACCCCAACAGATTCTTCGTGTACCCCGCCCCCTCAGTGAATGTTGTGCTTGTAGGAGAGTACGCACAGACCCCGCCAGAATATACGTTTGATCAAGAGATTACGTTCCCTACGGATGTCTACTTCCCCACCGTGGTAGACGGCACTGTGTTTTTGGCCGAGTCCATTGACAACGAGCATGTAAACTCTGGCCGTGCTAAACTGTTCCAAGACTCCTTCGTGCAGAGTCTTGGCGTGTCGTTGCAGTCGCGCACAATCACTGACACCGAGGCTGGCGGGCAAAACCCGAAACAGGTGATTTAATGGCCGACCGTACTTTTGCCTCCCTTGTCCCTCGTATACAGGCTTCTGTGCCGGGGTGCCCACACGCGACCGTGGTGCAGTACATCCGCGATGCTGCCATCCGCACGTGCGAGCGTACGCTTTACTGGCGCTACCAGCAGCCAAGATTTAATTTAACCCCCGGCACATTTATTTATCCGTTCAACAAACCGGCTGACACACAAGTTCAGGCGATTTTTGGCACATTGGTAAATGACGTTTTGTTAGAACCGTTAATTCTAGAACAGGCGCTTAGCAGCTACCCCATGTGGGCAGACAAGTACACGACCTCTGGGGACATTGAAAAATACGGCTCTCAACCACGGTCGATTACGCAGATTTCACCGCATCAATTTGCAGTCTTACCGCTGCCCGATGCTAATAAACCGTACAACGTGCGGATGTTCTATGCGTTGAAACCGGCGCGATCAGCGACAGGTATCGACGAAATAATATTAGACGAGTTGGAGGACGCTATCGTGCATGGAGCATTGCAACAATTGCTGGTACTGCCCAATGTAAATTGGTCTGACCGAGAACTAGCAGCCTACCACGCTAAACAATTTTTGTCGCAGGTATCGGAGCGTCGGATTCGGGCTAACTTAGGCAATGCTCGGGGCACAATGCGTGCTCGGATGCAACCATTTGGGGCTTAACATGGCGACGATTAGACTTGTTCAAAACGATACCGGGCCGCAGCTTCGGTTTACTATTACAGACACGCTGACTAATGCGGCTGTTGACCTGACCTCTGCTACGGTCGTGATGCACTTTCGTGCTATCAATACAGAGGTGTTGCTGTTTAGCCGCACTGCTACGGTGTTGGCCCCCGCTACAAACGGCGTTGCGATTTTGCAATGGTTAAGCGGTGATTTAGACATTGACGCTGGAGAGTACGAAGGAGAAGTTGAAGTCACATTCCCAACAGGACTGCGGGAAACAATTTTTAATATTTTGCAATTTGTTGTGCGTGAGGAGTTCGCATGAAACTGGTTGTCGTAGCTAATGCTATACGCCTAAGTTTGGGAGCACTTTCCAAACAACTGGCGGTAGCTGTGTCTGCGCTTTCTACAAGTACTTCTGTAGCTGCGCTACAACTAGCGGTAGCCATTGGGCGATTCATTCTGTTCATTAAGCTCACGGACACTGCGATAGTTTCCGAGGTGCGGGTCGTAAATTTTCTTAAGCAACGTACAGATGCTCTAGCTGCGCTTGAGTCGAAGAAACTAAAATTTACTAAGTCAAGCCAAGATGGTGGCGGGTTCGGCGATGGTGAACAGTATTTTGATGAGGATTATATTGTCGGTGCGCCACTGGCGCAGACCTACACTGAGCCATCGCAAGTTTTTAAACGTGTCGGTAAACCCATCGGTGATGATGCTGGGACTACAGATGCTAGGGCAAAGTTTTTCGCCAAAATTTTAGATCATTCCGTTTTTTCGACCGATGATTTAAACGGGGTATCACCGGGGGACGACCAGACGCTTGCGTTTTTTAAGTCCCTAGACCAAGGTTTACTAGCAGCCGAAGATTTTGTGCGCAAAGTGACCTATCACCGAGATTTTGATAACACATCCACGGCTATTGATGCCCCTAAAATTGCTACGCAAAAACCGCTCAGCGACGCGGCAAACCTAACAACAGCCGGGTCTTTGCGCTTGCAAGGGTACACTGTGGACATGACTTACTTTGCCGAAGATTACGTTGGGCAAAGTCAAACTTTTTAAGGAGTAGACCATGAACATGAACGAATTTCCTAAGATGCGCGGTGACGTTGACATCGTACTTAAACGCAGTGATGGGTCTATAAAAGAAAAACGCGAGATCAGAAACTTAGTTGTGAACACCGGGCTTGCGTACATCATCAGTCGCATGGTGGGAACCGCAAAGAACGTAATGAATCACATGGGTGTAGGCTCGGATACGACTGCCGCAGCCGCAGGAAATACCGCACTAGGGTCTGCGCTAGGTAGCCGGGTATTGCTTGACAGCACAACCATTGCTGGTAGCAATAACGAAAAAGTTGTCTACGTCGCTACGTTTGGCGCTGGTGCAGGCACTGGTGCAGTCACTGAAGCCGGTACTTTCAATGCGTCTACTAGCGGGGACATGCTATGTCGCACCGTGTTCGCCGTCGTTAACAAAGCTGCTGACGACACAATGGAAATCACTTGGACAATCACACTGTCCGCTTCTTAATTAGAGGCTATTATGGCAGTCATCATAACACGCGCCGGTAAAGGCTCTCCGCTAACAAACGCAGAGCTTGATGCTAATTTTACGAACATTAATACAGGTATTACTACTGCTGCCGCAGTAACTGGCGGAACAATCAGCGGTGTTGCGATCACTACCAGCACGCTTAATAGCACTTCAGTTGGTAACGTAACTCCGGGCACGGGTTCTTTTACTACGCTGTCGGCATCAGGAACCTCTACGCTGGCTGCTGTGAACTCTGGGGCGCTAGCAGTAACCACGTTAACCGCCTCGGCAGATTCCAGTTTCACGTCGACCGGAGCGGTGCAGCTCTCAGCCGGTACAACAGGCCAGCGCCCTACAGGAGCCGCAGGTAAGCTCAGGTTCAATAGCACTACAACCCAGTTTGAGGGATACAACGGAGACACTTGGGCTTCAGTCTTGACAAGCGCAGAACTCGCCGCCCCCTCCGGCTCATCCCTAGTAGGCTACCTCCCCGCAGGCACTGGGGCTGTGGCTACTACGGTGCAGGGGAAGTTGCGGGAGAGTGTTAGTGTTAAGGACTTTGGCGCAGTTTGTAATGGCATTGCAGATGATACGGCTGCAATTATTGCCGCGTTTGCCACCGGAGCAAAAGAAGTTCTGATAGAGGGTATCTGCTTAATAACCGGAACAATAACTGTTCCAGCGTTTAGAAAGTTGCGTTTTACGGGTGGACTGGGAAATTTGCCAGGCGCTAATATGTCGCCTAGTTACTTAAAAAAAGCAGCATCCATGACAACTGACGCCCTGCATCTAACGGAGGGCGCATGGGTTGATGGGGGTGGAATTGAAGGGGTTTCTGGAAATACCGGAGGAGGTGTTAGGATTATAGGAAACGGCGCAAAGATTTCTAATTTTACGGTAAGTAGTACTGGCGGCGTTGGGGTGCGAGTTGGTACAGATGTAACCTACGCTAACACAAACGTATTTCAGCTCGATAATGTTAAGTCTATGTACAACACAAGTCACGGAATATACGTACATGACGGAGTTAGCGGAGTTGTTGGAACCGCGACCGCAGATGCAAACGCTGGAACTATGACAAAAGTTATTTCAGACCTTAATGGAGGCGACGGAATTAGAATTGGAAATGCTTACTGGACTGTTATTGTCAACGGAATAACGCATGGAAACACCGGGTTTGGACTATACCTCAGCGGCAATGTAAACGGTTCAAATTTGTATCCTGAATGTCGATGGGCAAATATAATCGGCGGTGATTTTAATGAGGGAAATTCTGCGGGTGAGGTGTTTGACGCTTCTTATTTCAGCGTTTTCGTAAATGCCGACCCGTCCGCTCTACCCACAACTGCCGCTAATGGTCTTCAAGGCTCCGCACGAAGGTCTACTATTGGCGGAACAAACACCCTAGAGGGGCTTACAATTAATAATCGAGCCCTAAACGTAAACACGGGTGTAACATTTCCAGAAACGCAAGTAGCAAGTCCTGCTGCTACTACGCTTGATGACTACAGGGAGGCAACATTTACAGGAACTGCTGTAGGATTTACGCCAGAGTTTACAACCGAATTATTTACAGCCGTAAAGGCTGGCAGGTCTGTTGTATTAGAAATACCGTTAATTTCTGGCACCTCTAATTCAGATGCGCTGCAAGTTACAGGTGTACCTGTACAATTTCGCCCCGGCACCACGCGGATATTTTTGTGTTCAGTTAAGAGTGCTAGTGGGTCTTTTGTCATAGGCTCTGGAAACATATCATCGGCTGGTATTATTCGAATATTTTTTGGATTAAACCTTGGCAACTTTGCAACAACCGGCACAAAGGCAGTCGATAAAATTTGCATTAGTTACGTACTGTAAATATCTCTGGTACTCTACCATATAACCCTATAACCAAAGGAAAATCATGAAAACTAAAACTCTGAAATCAATAGAAATTCTAGAAACAAAAGAAATCCAATGCCGTTATCAAGTACGGGATACAGAATTTTTCACAGAATCAATGCACTATGATGTTTTCTTACCTGGAGCCAATATGGCGGAGCAAACACAAGAGTTGAAAGACATCTCGGTTGTTGTCTGGACGCCAGCAGTGGTTGCAGCCTATAAAGCTGACAATGACGCCAATACAAGATAACCTGTAGAGCAACCTGATTTATTCTGGCTTAAAAGGCGCATTGAAGAAACCAATGGCTGGCGGTTAAAATTGTATAACTGCTTTAGGCTTGTTTTAAATCCGTTTGACGAATAATATATGTAAAAATTAACGGTTCAATAACGGCTTAAACAACTGAAAGATTTTACAAATGTCTAATAACTCACAGATTGCCTTCAATCCCCAAGGCAAAACAATTGTTGTTCCTGCCGATGGCACAGCACCGGCAGGCGTACAGGCTCCGGTCTTTGCTAAGTTTGACCCGCAGGCTGAGATCAAGACGCGGATTGCAAAGATTTAACGACTGACCTTACGGCCAGCGAGTAGCGACGATTGGACTACCATGACCCCCGAAGAACGCTCAGAACTGATCGCTGATATTGTCTCAGCCCTTCACGCAGCTACGCCTCCGATCACTGAGGATGAAACGCGGTGGGTACGGCTTGCGATACAGCAGCAGTGCCAGCGGGCCAAGTTCAGGCAGGCTATCATTGAGAAGACCCTCGCGGGTCTGGTCTGGGCAGCAATCGTTGGCCTTGGGTATCTACTGCTCCGCTGGGGGCAAAGTGGATTCAGATGAATGTCACGTTGAGTCTGTTGTTTTAAAAACTGGACGCTAAGTCCGATAAGGAGTAAGTTATGCCCGGAATAATGATGATGATGAAAGACAAGAAGTCCGCAGCCAAGAAAACTGCCGCCGCCCCGATGTCGTACAAGAAGGGGGGCATGGTGGAGAAGCCGATGTCCTACAAAAAGGGCGGCATGGTAGTCAAACCTATGATAAAAGCCAAAGGTAAATGACGTGTTTCCACTAACAGCACTTCTCGGCATCGGCAACAAGCTGACAACGTAGCTACAAATGATCGACCCCTTCACAGCCCTTGCTGCGGTATCTACTGCGGTCAAGCTAGTCAAAAAAACCATCTCGGTGGTGCAAGACGTTG